CACTTATTCTTTAAATAATTTAGTATATAGATAATAATAAGATTTTCCAATCCAACTACCTATCTCCAATAATAAAACTAGAGGCTTTTTGCTGAAAAGCCTCATCATCTTGATATTGACAGATTTCACAATCTTCCCCATCCTTCACACGCTCTGCATTATGATTAAGAGCACTACACCATCCAACCATCGAACTGGCTTGTTCATTAAAATATTTATAACAAGATCTGACAAAATCAGAACGCTTCATCCTCGGAACCTTATTCTTATAAAACAATAAAATAAATTCAGGTTTCCATGGATTTGAATAAAACGGTCTAACCATATCAAAACCCCCATACATACGATAAGTTGAATACATTGCCTCAACAACCTCATGATTAACATCATGGACAGTCATCACAGCTTGCTTAACCATACCAACATGCTTACTGAACCTTCGCAAAGACTCAAGAGCTTGAGTGACGTCAAATTTCTCATCTCTAGCAACAAAGACAGCATCAACATCATCATGCAGCAGATCAACTTTTGAATCAATCCGATAATGATTCACATCAGCTTCTACAAATGTAAACTTCCTGTTTCTTAAAACATACGGACATATTTTAGGATGTCTACGATTCTTATCAACATCAGGTATAAGCGATACTCCAGTAACCTTATCGGCTTTACGGATAAGATACTCGGAGCAAGCACCTGGATGTGAACCAAAATCAACAACTGTTTTAAATTTAAGCTTAAAATGCTCAACAGCAAAAGCTAATCTAGCAGCATGATAACCATATACAACGCGAGGACTAACATAGGGAGATGTGCTTGCAACACATCTAACCCTATTACTAGTTCCTAATGAATACACATTATTACGCACCTTTCGATAATAAGCACAAGCATCTTGGAAGTGATTCATATTTCTATGACCTTTACCAAATTCAAAGACATCAGGTATTAAGTTAAACCTTGGCCAACTAGTGACCAAGGGTATATCACCAACACCATATAAATCTTTGATAAAATTAATACTTGGAATTATAGGAACAGATGTTATCCTATCAAAATTGACAGGTTTAAACATGTATTGCTTACGGAATCTATCAGAAAACTCAACAGAATAAATCTGATAATGATCCCGTAAATGACCTAGCATCGCATAGATCGCCTCTCTTACCTCAGAGTTGAAAGGATTATCAAGCAAATGACCAACTAATCTCTCGGCTGCAATTACCTCGCTAGGTAATTCCCTGTCACCAGGGTTACCTTCTTCGGGCATAAGCAACCTTGAAAAAGTCTCCACAGATTCGCGATAAATCAAATAATCTCCTCCAACATAATGAATATGTTTTGATAAAAAATCAACATCTTTCAAATATTTGGAAGAATTAATAACCTTAACGCGAAAACCACATTCGCTGTAAATCTGAACAACTTCTGCATTCGAGACACCAACTGGCTTTAAGAAGAAGTTGTCATCACCATACAATTTGTATGAGATAATCCCAAGTTGTTGTCTGACTAAGCTAAAAACCAAATCATGACCAAGCGTATCGCAATGAGATGTATCAGGCCACCCACTCTTCATGCCTGCTCTCGTTTGAAAACAAAAGCCTCCAGGAAAAGTGAGTTTGGCCTTAACCATATCATCGAAGCATCTAACAAATCGTATTTGATATGTCTTAGGTACTTCCATAGCACTTAGCACACGTAAATAGAAAGATCTAATAATATTAAGTAAATCAGAACACATAGATGCATCCCATCCACTAACATCAAGTGAGCAATATTCATAACCATCAGGCGCTACACCTCTAAGATCTCCAAAACTATTGGCAAACTTCCTAGCTCCATCATTCATCCAACTCATTCCAACTGCACACCATTCAAATCTCTCCAAAATCTGATGAAATGGCTGATAAAATAACATATTCATAAGCATGTTAGAAAATCCAGGGTAACAAATTATCCTTGCGGATAATGTATCACCTGGAGTTTGCAACTTGGCTCTACCTGTGGTATACCATACATGCTCATTCATATATGCATCAAATGCATCATAATCAGCTAACATCTGGCGGGCATCTTCTATCGCTTTCATTTTCACCTTTCCGCGTTTAACCCCAGATTTATAGGGAAAACCAGCAGCAGCGGAACTATCAATGTTCAAGGAATCAAAATCACCCCCAATCGAAAACCTAATGCCTTCAGCCAAATCATCAAAATCTTCGAGACCAATAATGTCTGCAAAAATCTCGTCCGACCTCCTTTCCAACGCAGCAATTATATGCTCGTCCAGCTTAATGTCTTGACTAAATTTCTCTGCCTGATCCAGTCTCAATGGAAGCAGAGGATTAGTCCGGATATAAGTAGAAGAACACGTGTTAACCCAGCCAACAGCATAGGTGTTCATAAGCTGAGCCATAAAATAGTCATAAGGATGTAAAAGACCTCTAAAGTTAGCAGCATAATGCTTAACTTTACCTAAGTAAATAAGCTTTGTGCTCTCAATAAAGGCATTGATCACATTCTCGACCTTCTTCTTAAGTTCAACTATACTAGAATAATCTAGTGTAAATTCAACACCAACGCTATTAGCCATAAAGAATAACCATAATGTTCTCCTATGGAGATTCCACCATATATCCCTCATCGATACCCTTTCATATATGAACCACAGTTCTTCTTCAGCAAGCTGTTCAGACACTGCGCACATAGTGAGAATTAGATAAAAGGGAAGGAGAAAGGAATATTCATTAAGAATAACGTTCTTTTCAATACGCAACTTCATAATAGTGTAATAATTGTTTAATCCATGATCATTTAGTATCTATCCAGTCTTAATCGGGTCTAATATATGTTAATATATC